GAGACACTCGAACTTACATTGAGTTGGCTAAGCTGTACCTCGAGGAAGACAAGAAGGAGGAAGTCATCGAGTGTCTGGATCTGGCCCTAGCCGCAAGCTATAAGAGGAAAACTCTGAGGCGAAGCCGGAAGAGTTGTGACAGAATAGTTTACTACCCGAGGAATGCCAGATGATCCTCTACGACAACACGCGCCTAAGCGCGTACAGGGACTGTCCCAGATTGTTCTTCTTCCGACACGTCCTTCACTGGCGAGCCGAGGGCCTTCAATGGCCCTTGGTCTTCGGGAGTGCTTGGCACTCCGCCATGGACTACGTGTGGCGGAAGTTGCTGCTTGAGCGAGAACTGGGTCCAATCAATCATGAGCTTATAGCTCGCGGTGCTTACAAGAAGTTCGTAGAAGAGTGGATAGAGCAGGGGGCGCCCGCGCCTGAGCAAATGGATTATGAAATGCAGCAAGAGATCGCTCCGCGAACTCCACTCCATGCTTACGAGATGCTCATAGGATACGTTACTAACAAGGCGAAGCTTGTTGACGACATGGAACTGGTTGCCACCGAGAAACCCTTCGCCGTTCCTATGGACGCTGAGCAAGAGGTCTTCTATATCGGGAAGATTGACAAGCAGGTTCGTCTGAAAAGCAATGGCCGCATCAGGGGCATTGAACACAAGACGACAACAGCATATCGGAAAGGCGGGCCTTTCCGCGCCGGGTACATCGACAGTTTCAGTCCCAATAGCCAGGTGGATGGTTACTTGTTTGCTCTTCATATGATGCACCCCAATGACGTTGATGGGATCTGGGTGGATGCAAGCCTCGTCCACAGGACTGAAGAGGGGTTTATGTTTATTCCGGTGGACAAGCAGCTCCGGATGTTGGATGCTTGGATATGGGAAACCCGTGATTGGATCGAAAGGGTCGAGGCAGACAAGCTGTTCGCCAGTAGGCTGTCGCCGGAGGCACCATACATGAAGGCGTTTCCGAAGAACACCAACAGCTGTTGGAATTTCAACCGACAGTGCCCGTACATGTACTGTTGCAAGGCCTGGCCCAATCCACTGGGCAAGCCAGTGCCGCCAAACATGGTGGTGGACAAGTGGAACCCATTGAAGGAGCTGGGACCAATCGAGGGGCTGGAAGATGCAGAAGACGGAAATGCTACGGGAACTTACCAAGCGTGAACTGGTCATCGTCAAGATGATCTCTGAGGGACTACGGTACAAACAGATTGGCAGGCTGCTGGGGATCTCCCACAAGACTGTGGAGAACCACAGGGAAAACGCTATGCGTAAGCGGGGCCTGAAAACGACGATTGACCTTATTAGGTACGTCATGCGAGAGGAGAGCAAACTCTATGAAGAACGCTCAACAAGTGACCTTGACCAACCGACATAGACTTCTAGTAGTTGGCCAAACGGGGAGTGGAAAGTCAACCCAGATCCGAACGCTTCCTGGACGAAAGTTCGCCTACGTATTCGACCCCAACACTATGCCCTCAATCAGGGGCGCTGATGTGGACTACGAAGAGTTCTTTCCGGAGTTTCTTGAGATGGACACCAGCCTGAAAGGCTTCAACAAGGGAGCAAAAAGTGATCGACCCAGGAAACCAAAAGAACCTACCGTGTACCTCGACTGGTCAGACAATGTCACTGAGAAGGCTGAAAAGGGCTTCTTTGCCAATTACGATTGGCTTATCATTGATAGCATCACCTTCCTGTCCAAGGCCGCTATGGACAGAACGCTTTATCTCAATGGAAGGTATGGAGATCTCGAGGACAGGTCCGACTACAGAGTGGTGGGCTCAAAACTCACTAACCTATTCAACGCCATCTCGGGGATGCCGATTAACGTCTATTGCACGGGGCATGTACGTTCCTTCCAAGATGAGAAAACCCAGAAGATAATGGTGCAGGTGGCTCTCCCGGGATCTTCCCGGGAGATTTTGCCTCTCATGTTCACCAATGTGTGGCAATCCAAGGCAGTGGAGGATGAAGATGGTAACATAAGGTACAAGGTTCGGACGAAGCCGGAGCCCAGAGGGTTCCAAGACATTCGCAGCTGCATTCAGGACTTAGAAACAGAGGAGGACGTTACGCTGAAAAACCTTGAGAAGGTGGTGCCAGGAGAAAGTGGAATTGGCGCCATACTTAGGCGCGCTGAAGGTAAGGAAAGAAAGGAAGTCAAACATGCCATACATCAAAGTGGACCTTGACGATGCACAAGAACTTGAAGTAGCGCCCGAAGGGGAATATGATTTAAGGATCGTTAAGGCGGAGGATGGAGAGAGTAAAAGCGGCAACGACATGACGACTGTGACTATCCTCATAGAGGGGGCGCCGGCTGCGACCGCGCCCGTCAAGCACTGGATCACCTATCCAGGCCCGGATACCCCACCTGACCAGCGAGCGATGCGTTTGATTGACATCAAGCGCTTCCTAGTGTGCTTTGGAGTTGCACACGACGAGGGGGGTTTTAACTCCGAAGACTTAGTTGGACAAACGGGGCGATGCCTCGTCATTCAGGAGAAAGCGGACGATGGTAACACTTACAACCGTCTAAGGCTTCCGCGACTGAGAAAGTCGGCGGAGGCCGAAAGCCGACGCATCAGGCGGTAACCGACGCCCGGCCTGTTGCTTCCCACTGGGTCGGGTAAACTGGGGAGGTTGGAAAAACCTCCCCTCTTTTGGGCAACGACAATGAACCGTTTGAAGTTACTAAGAACAAGCCTGCTGGACATGAGCCAAGATGAGCTTCGTGAGCACATCAGGAAGATCCGCGTCGAGAGACGCGTGTTCAAAGAGAAGCCTTCCTCAAAGCGGAAGGCAAAGGTCAAGTCAAACAAGTCAGCAACAAAGGTTGTCAACATGCTTCACACACTCACACCTGACGAGATCAGGCTACTGCTTGGCGAGGTTGACGATGGAAGTAGTCGAAGTCCCTCTGGACAAAATCAAGGTGAAGGACAGGGCACGAGCTGATATGGGTGAGAAGGAGATGCGGGAGCTGGAGGAGTCCATAAGAGAATATGGACTAATCCAGCCGATCTCCATTGATACCAACTACAATCTGTTGGCTGGGGAAAGAAGGCTAAGAGCCCATAGAAGCCTGGGACTTACGACAATTTCATGTGTTGTGAGACCCGACGCAAAGAAAGTAGCCAAGCTAGAACTTGAATTGGATGAAAACATCCGAAGGAAGGATCTGACTTGGCCCGAGAGAGCCAGACTTGAGAAACGAATTTGGGATCTAAGGGTCGAAACAGATCCAAGCTGGGCAGTTCGTGACCAACAGAAAGTGCACGGTGCCAGCCTTGGAACCATAAGCATGAGGCTTCAGTTGGCTGAAGCTTTGGAAACGATGCCAGACTTGGAGAAGTATGACACCCAGGAAGAGGCTTTCAAAGAGCTGAAACGCTGGGAAGAAACTGAAACCAGGTTCATGATGGACCTGAAGAAGACAGAGGAACAAACCGAAGCGCCCAAGTGGGCCGATGAACACTATGTGATCGGAGATGCGATCAATGGAATGGCGGGGCTTGTCAAAGCGCAGTTGCACCAACGAGGCCAAGCATTCCATTTCGCAGAAGTTGATCCTCCTTATGGAGTTGATCTACACCGACGAAAGGGGAGAAACGCAAACGATAGCAGTATGGAAGAATACCTCGAATGGGAGGATTTCCCTAAGTTGTTCGAGACTACCGCGAGGCTCGTCTACGAATGCTTGGCACCAAATGCTTTTGGAGTATTCTGGTACGGAATGTCGAGACACCAAGAAGTCCTTGACATACTGCGTAGAGTGGGATGGGCAGTTAGTGACATACCCGCGATCTGGCATAAAGGTGAGGTTGGACAGACCGCAAGTCCGGATACCCAGTTTGGAAGTTGCTATGAACCTTTCTTTATCGCGAGGAAAGGACAGCCTAAATTGGCAAGACCTGGGCGCTCAAATGTTTTCACCTACGCCGGATTACAGAGGAAGAGCCACCCGACGGAAAAGCCGATCTGGCTCCTTGAAGAGATCTTGAAGAGCTTCTGCTTTCCAGGAAGCAGAATTCTGGTACCGTTCCTGGGAAGTGGTGTAACGCTGAGGGCTGCTTACAAGTTGGAACACACAGGTCTAGGCTTCGATCTAAGCGACAAGCACAAAGCTGGGTTCTTGAAACGAGTACAGGAAGACATGGACGCGCTTGAAGCTGCTAACCTGGAGGCTGTGCAACATGCCGACGCCGGCTGAGGAAGGCTCGCCTCAAGCCAGGATCTGTGTGCTGGGCGAGGCACCGGGAGGTTACGAGATGAAGCTTGGAAGGCCCCTTGTGGGGCCTTCTGGTGACGTGTTCAAGGAGCTGCTTAACACGGCAGGGTTGGCCCGCACGGACTGCTACATTCTGAATGTGTGGCCGTGGCAAGTGACGAAAGACAGAATGGGAAACATTTACAGTCCATACAACGAGAAGCTGTGGGATCATCGTAAGGGGTTCACGGAGCAGGGGGATCTCGAGGCTCTGCCGACCATTCAGAAGGTGAGAAACTGCAATGCAAACTGTGTGCTGGCTATGGGCAACCCCGCCTTTGATGTGTTGGCGTCTGGACACAAGCCCATCGGCAAATGGCGTGGAAGCCCGTTGTATTCTAAGCGGGTTGATAAGAAGTACATCCCGACGTTTCACCCAGCCGCAACTCTACATGGTGTCTATGTCTGGAGGTATCTCATTCTCTGGGACATGGGAAAGTTACTCCATGAACTAGACAGTCCGGAGCTGAAGCTTCCAGACAGAAACCTAATAACCGGACCAAGCTGGTCCGAAGTCGAGGAATACTTCCAGTTGTGCACACGAGCAAAGCGAGTGTGCACAGACTTGGAAGTAATGAATGGGCATGTCAGTTGCTTCTCGCTGTCGTACCGGAAGGACGAGGCCCTGACTGTGCCCCTGTGGAATGAACACAACGAACACTACTGGAGCGAAGACCAGGAGATTGAAATATGGCTAAAGTACGCAAGGCTCATGGGCGATCCAGATGTCATGAAGATAAACCACAACATGATCGGGTTCGACGCAGTGTTCCTTCTGGACAAATGCCACATTTTCATGGAAGGGCCAATTGGGGATACTATGATCGCGCAGTCGATCTTGTACCCGGACTTCCGTATGGGTCTGGACATGACGGCGAGCATTCACACAAGGCAGCCCTATTGGAAAGACGACGGCAAGATCTGGAAGCCGAACCACAACATTTCATGGGAACAATTTCAGAGGTACTGCGGATTGGATGCCGCTTGTACATTAGAGGTGTGGGAAATCCTTCAGGAAGAGCTGTCGCAAGGGTACTGGGAGACGTACCAGATGACGGTGGAGTTGCGTGACGCCCTGGCCTACATGACAATCCGGGGACTAAAAATAGACCGAGAGGGTCTTGAGCGAGCGAAAATCAACATACAGGAGAAATTAGATGCGAAGTTCAAAGAGCTTGAAGAAGTCGCAGACCACACTTTCAACCCCCTCAGCCCAAAGCAGTGTGCCGAATATCTCTATGAGCATTGCCGAAATGAGCCTTATAAGAACGCAGCTGGAGGCGTCAGTACGGACGATAAAAGCCTGTCAAGACTCGTTAGAAAAGCTGGAAAGGGCGCTAGAGAAGCTAAG